TATAGGTTTTTGTATTACTCATTTGTTTACCTTTCGTTATAGATTTCATTTAGAAATCTTAGATACTCTGCCTAAATGTTTAAACAGGGTATCTATCATTTCTGATTTAAGAGCCTGAGATTTTTCTGTTAAGGTCAGTAGCCTAATCGCTACTTTTCCAATACAGAGCAACCTCAGGGCTCTCAGTGTGTATTATTTTTTAAATGGGTCAGTAATTCCTATTGACTGCCTAAATTTCTTTTTATCTGAAATACATCTATCGTAAATCATATAAACAAAAAAACCCAGGGTAATCATAAGGCTGAGCCATTCTAGAAAGCTACTCATCAGTTAGCTCAGCTTTATTCAAGTTGCCCTCACCATCTCTGAGTAAAATGTTTGCACCAGATTTTACTAAATCATTTAGCTGATTTTTTATATATCCGTAATCTCTGACTGCATCTAGTATTACTACATCATTAATAAGTTGAGCTTTAGAGCTTCCACCTACTACATCACCCTGAGCCATACTTTCTGTATTCAGAAATGATAAGCTCATATGGTCGTAGTTATAAGAATTATCTATTGCTTCTTCCTTATTGTTTCCAAAGGAAATAAATTCCTGTGTCATAGTCCTAGTTACTTTATATGCTTTCATAATTTGTTTACCTTTCTATAAACTGATACTTGCTTTAAGTATCTCTCAACAATCTAAAATTAAATTGCTGAAAGATAATTAATTAAAATTATCTGAAAGGTGACAGTTTTATTTATACTGTCAGAAACCCCAGCTTCCTCATTGTGTTTAAACAATGTATTCACTCACCTGATATATATGTGTGATTTCACAAACAAAAAGAGCGTGCAAAATCTTTTGAGGAGGGTAGACCTGACTTGAATACATCTCACCGATTAAGACAATCATTCAGGATTTATAAGCCTTAGTACATAAACTAGCAGACTTTACATTCAGTATCAACTCTTATATAAGATTTCTTTCTACTTGTTTAAACACTCGGCTGGTCGCTCTTTCTTTTACTGTTGATGTATGTACTCAGCCTGTCTTAGTGGGTATGTACTAACCTTGTTTTACTTAGTATGTTTCTAGTTTTCCTTACCAGTTTAAAGCAACGCACCCTACTTTGATTTAAAACAATGTACGAGGGTTGTCAGGGTAGGTACATTCTGTATCATTTTAGATTTATATATTTTCACCTAGCTGTTTAAACTTCTTGATATCCCAATATCCTCAGGCTGACAGACTGGGTATGTAATGCAAATGTTAATCTGCGTAGGGGGGTCTATATTAAGTATGTACCTATAAAATTAAATGCATCTAATGTACAAATAAACACACTAAATAAGTACCACTATATATAGTATGTTTTAGTTGACTTACTACATCTAGTAGGTGAACTATCACAGTAATACTGTTTATCGTTTACTTGCTTTAAAGTGTTCTTACACTCTTTACATTTCTTCAATATAACCTATTTTACTCTTGGTTTTCTCTTTTGGGCGTGAACAGGCATATGGGGTAGTAAGTTTGAAAAATTATTTTTCTGGTGTCCTTGGGTAGCTTACTTGTCTTTCTAGTTGGTCAGGTTTCCCTGGTAAGCCTTTCGTGCTCCTGATGCCCACTTCACCTGTAACACCATACTTATAATTTTTTTTTGTACACTTGAGATAATAACAGAACTTCTCTAGTATACAAGTAACAGATAAATACCCCTTTATCGTGTACATACATATAAGCCCTAGCTAGTTCTAGGGTGTCCAAAATAAAAAATTTTTTTAAGCCTTCGGCTCCTGTAAACCCTCAGGCTTCTTCCTTCCTTTGATTCTTGGAAAGGTTTTTGGTTTATGATTATTACAATGTTTGAATTTGTTATACTTAGAAATAATTGTGGAGCAATCTTTTTGAACACAGGTTCTTCCACTACTATATGTAGTAGAGGGTTTATGATTAGGATATGCTTTTCCTTTGATATAATCACTCATAAGTAAAGTATAGGAGGAGAAAAGATGCCTAAGGGTAATTACTCATACAAAAAAGGTATGAAGAAAAACAAAAGTAATCGTAGAAAAAAAAGATAATGAAATGTGAAGGACCTCGTTGTCAAAAGAAAGTTCCTTCTGGAAAAAGGAAGTTCTGTTCTACAAAGTGTAGAAGGGCTGCCCAGTACCAGAGAAGTAAAAAAACAATTCAAGAAGTACCTGGAGAGAAACTTCGTGGACAACACTATGAAAGATTTGTAGAAGAGTTTGCTCCTTTAATTGATAAAAAGGAAATGACTCACAAAGAAGTAGCTGAGATACTAGAAGTAAACAAATCTAGTGTTACTCGTATGTATAGTGCATACAAAGAAGATAAAATAATTTTAAAAGCCCAGGAGAACTGGGAAGCTCCATCTGAAGCAACTAAGTCCTTAAAAAGTTTTAAAGAGTTTAGAGATTTATATTTCAGAACAGAAACTGGAGATAGATATGAAACTGCAGACTTTCACGAAAAATGGATTAACTCAATTATAAAAGCTATAGAAGAAGGTGGAGAACAAATGATTCTCTCACCACCACGACACGGAAAGACTGACCTACTTACTCACTTTGCTGTATGGCAGATTTGTAAAAATCCAAACATAAGAATTATGTGGGTTGGTGGTAATGAAGAAATATCTAAGAACGCAGTAGGAGCTGTACTTGACCATTTAGAAAACAATGAAACTTTAAAAGAAGATTTCTGTGGACCAGGTGGACAGTTCCAACCTAAAGTTAGAAGTGGTAAGTCCTGGTCATCAGGACAGTTTACTGTAGCTAACAGAACTGTAACTGGTATTAAATCACCAACTATGGTTGCTGTTGGTAAAGGTGGAAAGATTCTTTCAAGAGATTGCGATTTGATTATTGCTGATGACATTGAGGACCACGGAACTACTGTACAACCAAGTGCCAGGGAACAAACAAGACAATGGTGGACTACAACTCTTTCTTCAAGAAAAGAGGAACATACAGCTGTTGTAGTAATTGGTTCAAGACAAAACCCAGAAGATTTATATAACTTTCTTTTAGAGAACCCTGAAATGAAAACAATAGTAGAAGAAGCTCATAACTCAGAATGTGTATTACCTGAAAATGAAATAGATAAACATATTGACTGTATGTTGTGGGCAAGTAAGAGAAGTTACAAATGGTTAGTGTCAAGAAAGACTGCAGCTGAAACCACAGGTGGTAAAGCTATCTTTGAAATGGTTTATTTAAATAAAGCCTTTGTTGATGGTATTACTATGTTTAACTCAGAAGATATAGACCAATGTAGAGATGTTAATAGAAGGATAGGACATATTCCTGCAGGTACTCATTTGATTGCTGGACTTGACCCTGCATCTACAGGATTTCAAGCCTGTGTCTTATGGGCTGCTAATCCAGATACTGGAGCTTTGTATCTAGTAGATATTGAAAACGAAGAAGGTGGTGGAATTATCCAGGCAAGAGAGTCTATTAAGAAATGGTATGAGATGTATGGTTTAGCTCACTGGGTTATTGAAGAGAATGGATTTCAGAAAGCTATTAGACAAGATGACAAGATAAAAGATTACTGTGCAAGGTTTGGTATCTATACAGAAGGACACCAGACACAGAGAAATAAGTTTGACCCAATCTTTGGTGTTGGCTCTATGGCTCAACTTTTTAAAGAGCAGTTGATTAATTTGCCATATGGAGATACAGATTCTGAAATTAAGAGTAATATATATCGTAGACAACTAATTTATTTTTCTTCTGCTGCTAATAAAGCTAAGAGTAATAAAGGGTACAAGTCAGATGTTGTAATGGCATCTTGGTTTCCTTTGAAAGTTATTAGAAGGTTAGGTAAAGAACGCTTAGCTGAGGTAGGATTAGAGTATAAACCAAGTTATGGAGAGTGGGATATTAGTAACATAAACGAAGCTCCGTGGAGTTAATATGAACGCAAGTGAATTACAAGATAAGATAACGCAACTACATTACGACAATCAAGATGCTTACGCAACAAGAGGTCGTATTCGTTCAATTATGAATGGTGGACCTTCAGGTATTATGGCTTTACTTGGAGACCAGATAAAAGGATTTCAGGATTGGCAAGTACCAGTTCCTAACTTAATGTCCACAGGATTAGAACACTTAGCTCAAAAAATAGGTCGTATTCCTAACCTTAAAGTAGATGTTCCTAATGATAAAGATTCTGAAAGAGCTAGAAGGAAAGCAGAAAAAATTTCAAGAATCGTTACAGCATATGATGAAGTACAAAGATTAGATGTACAAATGCCACAAGTAGGTAGATGGCTACCTGGTTATGGTTTTGCTGTTTGGGTTATTAGAGAAAGAAAAGATGCTAATGGTAATCCTTATCCTATAGCAGAACTTCGTGACCCTTATAATTGTTTTCCTGGTTACTTCGGTGCAGACCAACAACCAAAAGATTTATCTATA